AGAGCAAGACACCGCTTTCCGCAAGTCTGGCGATCTAGGCGAGATCGTGCAGGAGCTTCCAGAAATGAAAGCTCAAAAATCCCTATGGGGCGGACGTTTCCTCAAAACAGCCGACCTATTTAAATAAAAAGGTAAATTCACTAGGAGGTGAACAATATGTCGGAACAAGAAATCGTAAAGAATTACCCAGGAACTACTGAGGCACACAATCATGATGGACAAGGTGCATTTGCATCTGGATCTGTTGGATCCGCTACAGTTACAGGTCCTTCAGGTAACCTTTCACCAGCTGCTTCACTTGGAAATATCTCTAGCGCCAACTTTGGCGATACAGATGGTCCAAATGCAGTAAATCCAACTGGTACACCTGGTGGTATTCTAGCACCAGAACAAGCTCGCCGCTTCATCGACTATGTGTGGGATGCAACAGTTCTCGCCAAAGATGGTCGTAGAGTTACAATGCGAGCAAACACTATGGAGATCGAAAAGGTCAACGTAGGTGAGCGTGTAATCCGTGCTGCAGCACAAGCTGACAACACATACACAAATGCTGGCGCAACATTCACAAAGGTAGAACTAACAACCAAGAAAATTCGTCTTGATTGGGAAGTTTCTACTGAGTCTCTAGAAGACAATATTGAAGGAGGTGCTCTTGAAGACCATCTAGTTCGTTTGATGACAAATGCATTCGCAAATGACATTGAAGATCTAGCCATTAATGGTGATGGTTCAACAGGTAGCTTCCTTTCAATCATGGAAGGTTTCGTACACAAGGTCACAGATGGTTCAGATGCTCACGAAGCAATCGTAACCGTAGCTGATGATGCGTGGACACCAGCCGTAATGCAGGATATCATCCTTGCAATGCCACGTAAGTACCGTGCAATTAAGAGCAATCTTAAGTTCTACGCAGGTACAGACGCATTCCAGGGTATCGTTACAAACAACGGTACACTTGCTGACGCAGTAGCAGAAGCAATTGCTGGAATGACTCCTGGCAGCACACAGGCTAACCGTCAGAACTATCTAGACGGTGTTGGTCAGACACTTGGTGGAGCACGTACAACACGTGTTCTCGGTGTCGATGTTATGGAAGTACCTTACTACCCAGCAGATTATGTCGACTTGACATTCCCTGCAAACCGTGTATGGGGCTTCCAGCGTGATATCACAGTAAATCGTGAATACAAGCCAAAGAAGGATACAATTGAGTACACAGTATTCGTCCGCTTTGGTCTACAATGGGAAGAGCTTGATGCAGTTGCTTACGCAGATGCAGCAGCAGAGTCCTAAAAATTAAATAAGCAGGACCGAAAAGGAGGGTAGCGTAAAAACTACCCTCCTTATTCACATTCTGATATAATAGCAGTGGAGGAAACAATGTCAGTAGAATTAGTAGAAGATTTAAAAAAGAAGACAGTGCCACAATTAAAGGCATACGCAAAGAAAAATAATATAGATTTATTTGGAGTAAATACAAAAGTAGAAATATTAGAAGTAATATTTTCATTTATTCCAAGACCAGAACAGATTGAAGCAATGAAGAAAAAGGATCAGCCAGTAGAGAAGGTTGCTCTTTATTCAGCAAAAAATCTTCATTGGAATGGTGTGGGGGATCTCGAAAGAGGCTATAACATAGTGTCTAAGGAGGATTCCGAAAAATGGTTAGTTCGTCAAGATGTTAGAATAGCATCTCCTGACGAAGTATCAAAATTTTACGGTAAAAAGAAGAAATGAACATACTAAGACTTCCACCATATCCGTTATCAGTAACATACTCTGTGCCAGCAGCGTCTACAGACTATGTTGTTCTCATTAAAGACTCAGATAGAGATATTACTCGTGTTGAAGAAGTAGTTGAATCTTCAAACGCTTCTAAGGTAGTTTTTGAATTACCTGCGTATTTTTCCAAGTATGATGAGTCATATCAGATAGAAATTTATGAAGCAGTCTACACCTCTGGAGTAACAGATCCAGAGTTAGGCGATATTGTTGTTGAAGATAATCTTAATATTGAACGACCATATGTTGATCCAAAAACGCTTGGAACAACTGCAACAGAAATAGCAGAATATGAAGGCTATGAGTCTCTTGCACGAGCAATCATTGATTCTGTGGTCGGTGGATTTTATTATGAAACATCATACATTGAAACTGTTGGACAAGGAACAGACTACATTCCTTTATGGGAAAAGCCATACAAGATTTTAAAGGCATACGAAAATGCAGAGCTTGTATACGATGTAGACAATGCAGATGGTCCAGCTCTAGGTGACTGGAATTATATTATTACAAAAGATAAAACTGCAATAACAAAAGATCCTGTTGCAGCAGTAGATGCAATGAATAGGTCAGAGAGAAAACCAGCACAAATGTCTTTAGCTGCCTCAGATTCTGTTTTTATGTTTGACACTGAAGACAGTGGAAATACGCTTACTGTTCAGCCAGGGGTAGTCTTTCCTCAAGGTGTAGATTATATTTTCTTGCTAGAAACAGGGTACAAAGTAGTTCCAATTGATATTCAAGATGCAACCATGATGCTAATTAATGACATTAAGTGTGGAAAGCTTGACTATTACAAGAGATACGTAACAAGTTATTCAACAGACCAATATCGTATTCAGTTTGAAAAGGGTATGTTTGAAGGAACTGGAAATCTTTTAGTAGATAAGATTCTAGATAGGTATACAACAAATATTGGTAAGCCAGGAGTTCTATAATGGAACTCGGCTGCTCAACTACAGATTTTTTATATCCTTTAAAAGCGGATGTTTACTATCCAATTGTTGAGCAGGGCGCATATGGAAATCTTTCAAAGAAGTGGGTTCTTGATAGAACTATAGAGTGTAGCTTCGCACCAGCTGGCTCAGCATCTGCTGAAGAAGTAAAGCCAAATGCAAAAATTAATATTGACGTAAGCCTTCTTGGCAGAACACGAAATGATCTTAGAGTTACATCTAGGGAATCAAGAGAGTCTATTACTAATGTTGTTATAACTAATATAAGAACTCACGGAGAAGTTCCAGTGTATCTAGAGACTGCTGGCCCAAGATCTGGAAGATCTACAATTTTTGAAATAGCATCAAATGAGCCAATAGTTGGTCCGTTTGGCGATATTGAATTTTATAAGCTAGTGGTCCGTAGATCAGAAAATCAGGCATCAGACCTATGATAACAGTTAGAATGAATCAAACAAGCCTGATAAAAGATTTAAACAATATTGTTGAATATTCAATGGGCTTTTTGGATGGAGTTCAAAAAGGTAAAAGACTTTTTTTAAATGCTCTTGGTTCTAGTGTAAGAGAAATGCTTGAGATTTTTATTGATTCAAACGCTAGGTCAAATCCACAAGCTTTGCACCACGTATATGAGTGGTACAAGGTTGGTAGCCCAGATGCAAGATTGTTTGATATTAAATACACAGTAAGCAATGTTGGACTATCTTTTTATTCATCTTTTAGACAATCAAACACAATCAAAGATGGATCTTCTTCACCATTTTATAATAAAGCCAAAATAATGGAAGATGGAGTGCCAGTCGTAATACGACCAAAAATTGCTAACGTTCTTGTTTTTGAAGATGATGGAGAAACTGTTTTTACCAAAGGTCCTGTGGAAGTATTAAACCCAGGAGGAACTCAAGTACAAGGGTCATTTGAAAATATTGTTAATACATTTTTTACTAGATATTTTACACAAGCATTTTTAAAATCAAGCGGTGTAGATAGATATCTTAGTAACCCAGAAGTATATAAAAAGAATCTGTCAAAGGGAAAGTACGCTGGCAGATCCGTAGGGGTATCAACAGGATACTCATGGATAGCAAATGCAGGAGTAAAAATAAATGGCTAACGACACAGCATTAAACACACCAGTACTATGGATTAATAAATATTTGCAGGCTAAATTGTCAGATCTTGGATTTAGCAGTGTGCCATTTTTTCCAACATCACCATCAACAATTGACTCCCTTACACAGTCATTTACTGAAACTAACGGGGTAATGGCAACATATGACAGAATGTTCAAGATGAACAGAAAAAACTTCCCACACATAAAGTGTGAGCAGCTATTGTATTATTTTTATGCAACACAAGAAAACTCAATAACAAATATGGTACAGGTTACAGAAATCATATATAGACTATTAGACCGCTTTGATGAGTCAGCAGAAGAGGTAAACGACTGGTGCTCAAATCGACGAATTGACGTTGGAAGCAATGGGTCTCAAAATCTTATAGATAACATTTTCTACTTCCATAATTTTAGAGTTTATCAGCTAGAGGAAACAAGAGATATCGTGGATTTTGGAACAGCAAGGACCTATGCTGGAAACAAGATCATCATAGAGTTTGACTATCATCAAACCCTGGATTCAGTCAGGTATGCTGATTGGCAACCAGAGCCAAAGCTTTCTGGCAACGATAAAATCACTATATAAAAATCTGTTATACTTATGGTGAGGAAACCCGCCAAAAACTTAATAAACACTTATTGAAAGTAGAGGTGAAAATATGGCATATAGTCGTGGTACGTCTACCAACATTATCGTTGGTGCTGCTGCTCTCTTTGTAGCAGACTCAACCCTTACTCCAAGCACATTGGAGACGTTTGTATCTAGCGAATCATTCAAAACAACTTTGTCTGATGAAGCAGATTACACAAACGTAGGTTATACCATGAACGGTCTTGAACTACAGTTCCAACCAGACTTCGGCGAAGTACAGGTTGACCAGGTTCTTGACGTTGCTAAGTTGTATAAGCAGGGAATGCAGGTAAATCTTGCTACTGCTTTCGCTGAAGCTACCCTTGAGAATCTTCTCTTGGCTCTTGCTTATAGCGATACAAATCTCTCAGGAAATAAGGCAACTTCTGCAGGTAAAGTGCTTAATCTCTCAGCGGGTGACATTGGAGAATGTCCAGTTGAGCGTGGTATTGTTGCAGTAGGACCTGGAACAGGTGACTGTGAAGACTCACTATACGTTGAGCGTGTATATTCAGCATACCGTGCTCTATCAATTGAGAACGTAACTGTATCCGCAAAGCGTGATGAGGCTTCAATGTTTGAAGTTTCTTTCCGTCTTCTTCCTGAAGATGTTTCTGGTTCATATGGTAAGATCGTAGATCGTACCTGGACACCAGCTTCATAATCTAATTTAGATTGCAACTAGCCCATCCCTTCGGGGGTGGGCTTTGTTGTATGCTAAAATAGTATTGGGGAATTATGGCAACTAAAGTATATTCAACTAAAAATATTTATTTATTTGACGGCACAGAAATAGAAATATCACCGTTAAAAATAAAATACTTGCGTCAATTTATGGACACATTTGCTTTGATTAATCAAGCAAAAAATGATGATGAGTCTATTCTTTTATTACTTGAGTGTGTTCGTATATCCATGAAGCAGTACTATCCACAGTTATCTGGCTCTATTTCAGATGTTGAAGATTCAGTAGATATGCCAACTATTCATGAAATACTAGAAATAGCAGGCGGTATAAAAATAAATGATGACTCACAAGAAACAGTAAAAGAACAGGCCCAAAGCAATGAGTCTAAAAACTCATGGGAAGATATAGATTTAGTTAAATTAGAATCAGAGATATTTACCCTTGGTATATGGAAGAATTATGACGAACTAGAAACCTCTATATCTATGCCAGAATTAATGGCAATAATTGCTGGAAGAAGAGAATTGGACTATGAAGAAAAGAAATTTTTAGCTGCAATCCAAGGAGTAGATTTAGAGCAAAATGAGGAAAAGGGTCAGAAGGAATGGGAAGATCTAAAGGCCAGAGTCTTTAGCGGTGGCAAGGCAAAAGATGGAAATGATGTTTTGGCATTACAAGGACAGAATGCTGTAAAAGCAGGATTTGGCATTGGCTTTGGATTAGATTATGAAGATTTAAGATAGCCTTCTGTGATATAATTGATGCAAGCCTATATGGGAGGTAAAAATAATGGCAACAACAGTTCATGAAGAAAAAACTCTTCTTCTTATTGATGGAACAGAGATTAAGGTTCGTCCTTTAAAGATTTCTTTGCTTCGTCCATTTTTGAAGAAGTTTGAAGGAGTTGCGGCAGTGGCGGATGACAACGAAAAGTCTATGACTCTTCTTGTTGAGTGTGCACAAATTGCGATGAAGCAATACAAGCCAGAGATTGCAGAAGATCTTGAAAAGCTAGAAGAGCTTCTAGATCTACCAACAGTCTATAAGATTGTTGAAGCAGCGTCTGGTGTTACACTTGGCGCAATGCCAGATGTTGTAAATAACATCGACTAACTACAATTTAAAATGAGGTGAAATAATTGGCTGATGTAAATGCTGAGATTAATGTAAACATTGATACCTCTGGCGCATTAGCACAACTTAAGTCTCTCCAAAGAGAGATTTCTAGATTTCACACATCAGTAGCAAAAAGCAGCGATCAAGCTGCACTAGCGCAGCGTGATCTGCAGAAGAACTTCATTAATGGCGTTAATGCTATTAGGGGGTTCTCTGCAGAGCTACGCACTGTAAAGACAACAGCAGAAAACTTTACAACTTCTTTAGAAAAAAATAAATTTTCAATGCGGGAATACTTCCGCTATGCAGGAGCAGCAACAAAAACATTTGGAAGAATGTTCTCTTCCGAACTTGATACAGTAAATAAAGTAGCAGTAGAAAATGTAAAAAGACTTCAAACGCAATATGTAAAGATGGGCCGTGACGCTACTGGCGCAATGAGAGCGATTGCTATTATGCCTACTCAGCTTGACATGAGCAATCTTACAACTCAAACTCAGTTAGCTGCACAAAAGCAAGCAATTTTTAATCAGTTGGTAAAACAAGGCTCAACAAATCTTCTAAATTTTGGTAAGAATACACAGTGGGCTGGTCGTCAGCTTATGGTTGGTTTTACAATTCCATTAATGGGGCTAGGTTCTGTAGCTACAAAAACATTTATGGATATGGAAACTGCTGCAATTAAATTCAAAAAGGTTTATGGAGATTTATTTACAGCACCAGAAGAAACACAATTTGCTCTTGAGTCAATTCAGATGCTTGGAAGAGAATTTACCAAGTACGGCATCGCAGTCGCTGACACCGTAACCCTTGCTGCGGAAGCTGCAGCAGCAGGCTTCTCTGGATCAGAGTTGCAGGCACAAGTAACTCAAGCAACAAGACTTCAGGTTCTTGGTCAGGTTGATCAACAGAAAGCACTTGAAACAACTATATCTTTATCTAATGCTTTTGGCATTGCAGCAACAGATTTAGCAGATGCGATTAACTTCTTAAACTCAGTAGAAAACCAAACAGTTGTATCTTTGGATGATATTACAACAGCAATTCCAAAAGCTGCTCCAGTAGTAAAGCAACTTGGTGGAGATGTAAAAGATTTAGCATTCTTCATGGCAGCCATGAAAGAAGGCGGTATTAATGCATCAGAAGGTGCAAACGCATTAAAGTCTGGTCTAGCATCTCTTATTAATCCAACCAATAAAGCAAGGGGTATGCTTAAGGACTTTGGAATTGACATAGATGGCATTGTTAATAAGAATGCTGGAAATGTAAAAGAAACAGTTATTGAGTTTGCAAAAGCACTTGATGGTTTATCTAACCTAGATAGACAAAGAGCTATTGAGCAGCTATTTGGAAAATTCCAGCTAGCACGTCTATCAACCTTGTTTGATAACGTAATTAGAGACGGTAATCAGGCATCTCGTGTACTTGATTTAGCAAATGCTTCAGTAGAAGATCTTGCATCTCTAGCAGAAAAAGAATTAGGAATTACTGCAGACTCTGCAATGAATAAATTCCGTAAATCTATTGAAGATTTAAAGGTATCTTTAGCTCCAGTTGGAGAAGTATTTTTACAAATTATTACTCCATTACTAGATAAACTAAATAATCTTTTGGAGTGGTTTAATGGATTGTCTGATACAACTAAAAAGACAATTGCAAAAGTAGTTCTATACCTTGGCGGTCTAGGACCAGTAATATTAATGACAATAGGTTTGATGGCAAACTTTGTTGCAAACGGTATCAAGGGATTAATGCTACTAAGAAATGGATACCTAAGATTAACTGGACAGTCCAAAATTCTTGGAGAGCAAACAGAGTATTTATCAGTAGAACAACAAAACGCTGTTGCTGCAGCAGCCTCTCTAGAACAGTCTCACATAAAGTTGCAACAGGCATTTACTGGAGAAGCTGGATCAGTTAGACAATTAATTTCAGAATATCAAAGAATGATTGTTGCACAAGATACTGCAGCAGCAAGATTCCCAGGAATGATGCAGCCAGGGTTTAAAGCCAAGAAGTATGCAAAAGGTATTGTAAGTGTTCCAGGTCCAAAGGGCGCAGGAGATGTTGTTCCAGCAATGCTTTCTCCAGGCGAAGCAGTTATTCCAGCTAAGATGGTAGAAAAATACGGTGGACTAATTAATGGAATGATCTCTGATAATATTCCAGGATACAAGGTTGGTAAGTATGGGGCTGTACCAACAGGACCAGATTCTCGTCCAGCAGAATATGGACACATTTCTGTAAGAGTTGAACAAACTTTAAATGAATTTTTAGATCAACTTTTGGCTCTTCCAGAAGAGCTTAGAGCAAAAAGACAAACAGACATAAATAAATTAACAGGTTTGCAAGAAGTAGGTCTTGGAGATGCTTCAGTAAATACATACTCTAGCCTTGCAACTTGGCAATCACATAAGCTAAATCAAGCAATTAAAGAAGGAGATAGGCTAGTTTCAATTCAAGATTTCATGGATGATTTTGATCATTTTGGAACTGAAATGTGGCTTCCAGCTTTAAAGGATAGTGGATCATCACTTCAAGATGTAGCTGATGAATTGCCAGCATATCACGATCAGCTAAGAACAAAGATTGCAACCCTTAAAGATTCAAATGGAAACCCAATAGAAAAAATAACTGGAAGACAATATGCTGCATTAGAAAGAGAAGTTAGAGCAACTCTTCCTGCACAATCAAAACTTAGAATAGCTTTAGATAAAGCTGCATTAATGGTAGATGAATATAGAATTAATATTTCTGCAGCACAGGCTGAAATGGTCAAGGCAAATTATCCAGACAGAGTTGTTGGAGAAGGAACGCATCAGGGAATTTCAACATACGGTGCTGGAGGAAAAGAAAAAGGACTTACAACAAAGGTAAGAATTAAAGGCGAAAGAATTAAGAAAAAGGATGTTCTAGGAAAAGTATCTTTATATGAAGCAAATCTAGCTGGTTCTGATGTGGCAAAAGCAGCCGTACAGGGTGCTGCTGTTGGAGCTGGAACAGCTTCACCTTCTAAGAAAACAATTCCAATTGGAGAAGATATTGCCCGTGGCCTTCAGGTTGGAATGTTAAAGCAGCTTGATGAAACTGTTGCAGTATCAAAGCAACTGTCTTCTGCAGTTGCTGGCGGTCTGATTAATCCAAGAACTGGAAGACCATTTACAGAAAGAGAAATTGCAGATCTTAAACGAGTAAGAGCTTCAGATGTTAAACAAATGGTTGGTAAGTCTGGCCAAGTAGCTTTCCTAGGTATGCCAGGTATGCCTGATGATGGAAGAACTCCAGGCGATAACGCAGAAAAGGCTGGTAGAAAGAGAACTAGAAGATCTGCAACAAGAGCACAGGGTCCAGCAGCAATTGGTCCACAGGCCCCAGCAGGCGCTATGATGTTGCCAATTGTTTCTCAGTTAACAGCTAAAGAAAAAAGACGTGAAAGAATGAGAGCGGTAAGAGGATCTGTTTCCTCTGGCGTTGGCAGAGTTGGTGGAAGGGTATCTAGAGCTGGTGGTGGCTTTGGAGTATCTGGATTATTATTTGCTTTATCAATGTTGCCTGGAAAATTTGGACAACTTGCACAATCTATAATGCCAGCAGTATTTGGATTACAAGCACTTAGCATGGTAACAAAAATAATTGGTGGATGGCCAACATTATTGTTAGCTGTAGGTGCAGGACTATATCTATTTAATAAAGCATCAATAAAAGCTGCGGAAGAAGTTGCAGAAGCTGCAAAGATAGAAGCAGAAGCAAGATACGGAAGCATAAAGTCTATAGAACAGTTTGCTGAGTTTACAGATAGAGCTTTGCCAAGCGCAAGAGAATTTAGTAGAAACAATAGACAGCTAATTGCTGCAAGTGGAGAAGCAGTAAAAAGATTTGCAGAGTTCTATGGACAAAAGGAAAATCGTTCAACACAGGAAATAAATGCAGCAGCAATGAGAAGCCCAGAAGCAGGAATGCAAGCAGCTGCAATTGATGTTGCTCAAAGAGCTGCAATATTGGGATTAAGTCCAGCAGACATATCTGCAAACATTAAGGCAGCAGCAGATTTAATTGGTGCAGATCAAGTTAAATTAAAGATGGCAGTTCAGTCTATTTTATCTCCAGACGGCAAAGATATTACGAAAGAGCCTTTAACAATAAAAGCAAGAATGGAATTTTTAAGAGCAGATTCTACTAAAAAAATTGAGTCAATTACAAAAGCAATTGAAACAATAGGAAAAATTAACCTACCTAAAACCACAGGAACAATACTAGGGGAAAAGTTTGATTATCAATCATTAAAGAAGGCTGCTGGTGCTCAAGAATCAATCAATAGATCATATAGTGGTGGAATTGGTGGCGATCTTATGGGAGCAGCAAAGCAAGCCGCAAGATTACTACCTAGAGTATTTGGAGCAGATGGTGGAATATTCGGTACACCAACGGCAGATGTGTTGGGAGAGTTTAAGGATTTACAAAGCAAGGTACAGTCTGCAAGCACTCAATTATCAGTAGCCTTTATGCAAGAGAAAGAATCTTTAGCATTACTTAATGCACAGTACGCTGATGGATTAATAACAAAAGAAGAGTATGACGCACAGTTTGCTATATCTTTTGAAAATATGGATAGTCTTGAGACAGCAACAAGAAAGCTTGTTGTAGAATTAAATAAGGTTGATTCAAGTGGAGAGCTTGCTGCATCTGCAGTAAAAGACTTAGGAGAGCAGGCACTTGCAACACTAAAGAAATCAAATCCAGCACTATTTAAGAAGATTTCTGATTCATTGTCAAAGCTTGAGGCAAGTGCACAAATTGATATTTACATGGGTTATGCTAAGGGAAGTTTAACAATATTAGACCTAGCTAAAATTCCAGATATCTTAAGTAAGATAGATGGGAAAACTGCAACGGTTGCATTAAAGATAATTGCTGAGTCTGGTCTAAGTTCTGGTGCTGCTGGAATGTTAAGCGCACAGGTTATTCAGGGTCAAATAGATGACGTAAATGAACTATTAAAAGCTGGTTACAATGCTGAACTCATTAAACAAAGAGATCAGCTATATAAGGATTTAGCAGCAGCTAAGAAAGCAGAAGCCGATGCTGCAAAGGTAAATCAAAAGGGAAGTTTAGATACCGATAATCCAAATAAAACTACTTCGACTGGCGGAGCTGGAAAATTCCTTAATCCTTATGAAAAAGAATTGGCTATATTAAAGAAAAAACGTGATGCTCTTAAAGATATTAATGATGAGCTAGATAGACAAAATCAATATCAAATGAAACAATTAGATCTTATTAATCAGGCAGCTAAGGCCAAGATGACTGGAGATTATTTACAAGCAGCAAGTCTACAGCAGCAATCGTTGTTAGAGGGTGCAAAGTTTACTCGTGAAAGTAAGATTGTTCAGATGGATAGAATTATTGATCAAGCTGAAGAAAGAAGCGGTATTGTATCTGAAACAAAGAAGCTAACATCTGTAGATCAAACATTATTAAAGAAACTAAGAGCTGGAAATTATGGCAGCATTGCTGCATTGCCAACAACTCCAAATGTTGGATTTGGTGCAAAGCCTACTGGAACTGCAACAGGTGCAAATGTTGGCGGGGCAGTGTATAATGTAACTATGAACGTTACTGGATCTAACGCAGAAGAAATATCAACCAAGGTATTAGCAAAACTAAAGCTCATGGAAAGCAAGAGCAACAAGACGAATAAGGTACCACTATAATGCCATACGCACTTCAATCAGGATTACAGGTATCAATCAATGGCACCACTTGGTATAAATTAACAGACCACAATAGAGGGGAAATAGAAATCACCCCAACAGTTATTGAAAAAGAATCTAGAATGGCAAATGGTACATTAAGAAAATTTGTTATAGCCAAGAAAGATCTTATTTCTGTTTCTTGGAAATTTTTACCATCAAAACCAGCAAGCACAGGAAATGCAACAAATGACTCTAAGTTTGTTGTTGTAGATGCAAACTACGCTGGTTCTTGGATGCAGTCTTTTTATAATGCAAATGTTGGAATTCCTATTTATTTAAAAATTATTGCATCTAAGCATACTGACCCAGCAACTGGTGCTGTGCCTTCAGATTCCACATATGTTTCAGCGTCCACTGGAGAAAAAACCTATCAGGTATTTATGACTGGGTTCTCCAAAACAATAAGCAAGAGAAACCCCGTAACCGACTTCCTAGATATTACATTAGAGTTTACGGAGATCTAATGCTTACAAATGTTAGTTCTGATATTTTTTCAGATTCCAACTCCATTAAGATGACACCAGCAGTATTTGCTGAATGGAATCAAAACATTTTTAATCCACCATATGCCACGGTAGCAGGTAATGGAACAATTCAAAATAATTTAACTACTAGTACAACTCTTACTAGTGTAACTGGCTCAGATGCAAAGCCTGGATTTACTACTAAAAAATATGTAATGACAGAAGATCAAGATCAAATAGTCTATACAGTAACACCATCTGCAACAAGTAGTTCTTTTAAAATTATTACATATGTAAAAACAAATAAAGACTATCCCGTTATGGCAAGCGTTTATGCTAGTGGAGATAGCAGTCAGTTTGGATCATCTGTTACAGAAATTAATTCATTTGGCTGGTCAAAAATAGAAACCTATATTGGCGGATCGTCTGAATCAGATACTATTGGTGAATTTACATATAGCATAACTCTTAATAGATTAAATACTGAAGATCAGTATCCAGAAGTATTTTTTACTGTTCCAGAGGTTTATGCCGTTAGTTATTTTGATTATCAGTACAACTCTGTTTGGCCATCAGATTCAGCCTTTACAAACTTCAGACCTGGAGAATCATATGTAAATACTGGAAGCTCAAAATTTTCTTTTCCATCAGAATTTAGAAAGCTAACAAAGGATATAATTGACGGGTATACATCAGATGTTTATATGCCAGTTAGTCCTATTATTCAAAATCCAAAATTAATAAATATTGCTCCACCAGTTCCGTTTTATAAAAACGGTTTACTAAGTGACATGAATCAATATAAGTATTTTGTTTCAGACGCTACAGAAAGATCAATCACTGGTTTATACGATAAATCTGGTATATCAACAAACAAGCTTGTTATTAAGTTTAATACATTGATGGCAGTTCCAACTATTAATATTTATATTAACGGGTCAATAATCTCTGTTGATGGGTCAACCTCTATAAGCCTTGCTGCAAATGTTGCAAAAGAAAACGGTGGCGTTAGAGAAGACGCTGGAGTTCTTGTTTTGTATTGGACTGGAACAGCATGGACAAGATCTAGATGGACTGCTATGCCAACCTTTAACTCTTCTGGAGCCATAGACAAAGTTACTACTTTAAATAAAATTACAGTAACCCAGGTATCAAATGCAGTAAGAGATGACTTTTCTTCTTACACATCTGGAGCTCTTGACTCTGACATAACAAGAATGCAAATAGTTGAGGTATCACCAAGACTAGAGATAGACTTAACAAATTACGTTATTAATTTTTCTATTAATAAGTCATTGGATAGCAAAGATACGTATCTACCAATATCTTCTATTAACTCAGATGATGCTACCATAACTCTTTCTGGAATACCGCTTGGAACAATATCTTCTCCAGTTCCAATTTTTTCTAGCCAAAGCAATAAAACTGGATCGGCTTTGAGTGGAATACTAAGAAAAAATATTAAACTATATATTAATTATTATTTAGAGAATTATTTTAATAGCACAACTAAAGCATTGGTAACTCCAAACACAATGATTCCTGGCGGAATATTTTATTCCGACACATGGGAAGAGTCTGATGTTAATGAAGTCAGTGTGCAGGCATACGATATTGGGCGGTACTTACAATCAGCTCAAGTATCAGACTATGTATCTAATCTAAGAACAGTAATAGATGTAATATCTAATATGCTCGATTTATCTGGATTTACTGATTATGATTTTAATTCTCTTTATGATATTTGTAATAACAGAAATATTCCTTTGGATCTTGCATACTTCTACGTAAACTCAAAAGATTCAACTATCGTGGATGCCTTGAATCAAATATTTTTGCCATATCAAGTAGGAGCATTTATAGACGAGTATGGGGTTATGAAGTTTTTAAGTTTGTCAGAGATCCTAGCATCAACTACATCAGATCTTACAATTAATGAATCTGATATTTTAGACAATGGATACTCAGTTACTAACAAGGCAAAGCCAGGAAAGATTTCATTGAGATATCAGCTTCCAAAAATTAAGCAGTCTCTTGCTCTTCAAAATGCAGCCTTAAATCCAAATTCACCATCATTTATTTATACAACATCAAATGATATTGTTTGGTCTCAACAAAACTCAGACTCTGTTGGTCTTAATTATTTAGATGAAGATATGAACAATACTCAAAATTATTTTGTTACAGACAAAAATGATGTTTTAGATATTTTCCATACATACAACTTAAATAATAGCGGGTATGCTTTTATTGAAAATGAAATTGTATCTTTCTTATATAAGGAATATTCTCTAGAAGATCAGAACAATGGTCCAATTTTTGTTTCCGTTAAGAATGACATTGAGTTATCTGGAGAGATAGACAGGTTTAATAAAAAATATAAAGTTGGACTAATGACTAGCGATGGATCAACTAAGTCACAATATAACACAATCATTGAGCCAACTGGAAAGATTACTAATATTCAAAGAGGTATGTTTGGAACTCAAGTAAAACCACACACAGTTTTAACAAGCGCCAATGTATCTAGCAAAAACATAACTTGCAAGAACCTATCTTCAACGTACTCAATAACTGGTAACGGAACATATAGCGCATCTACCTATAATCAATTTACACCAACAACACAGACCACTGGAAAAACATTATTTTATCCATCTACAGAAAGAAGCTCTGTTGTAACAGATGACGGAACACAGCCATACAAGACATATTCTGTAAAGTTTAATTTTAAAAATGGAACGGAGAAGTGTTCTGGTGGGTTATTTTTTAATCTAGATGATTCAGAAACAAATGCTAACCATGCACACTTTGTTGAATTAGTTAGATATAACACATTAAAGTCTGACGGGGTAACCTGGAATTCTCCACAGATATACAAATATGCATTAGTAGTTTATGAGGCAACTGGCACCACTCCAACAATTTATGCATATGCGGATGTTACAAGCACGGTTAATGCAATCATAAATAATTTTGAAAAGGTGTTAGTAAAGTCAGGCACTGGAGAAAATATAACTTATGCTGCAACAACAGATTTTAGATATGCTTCTTTTAATTTAAGAGCAGCAATATACGATTCTACTGGCGAAGATGGAGAGGGATCGTCAGTAAAAAATTTAATGTCTGTATTTTTAAACAATGTAGAAATAAGTGGCTGGATAGTACAAAGCGGATCAAGCTGGGTTCCAATAGATTTAAATACAGATACAGGACTTCCAAAGAAAGTTAGCTTTTCTCAAAACATTGCCCCTGGATCTATCTTTGGTGCATTTATTTCAACTGACCCAATTGCAATATCAGGAATTACATACCCATCACAAAGCGGTACCGATGCTGGTGGAGTAAGAGAGATATATGCAACTTATAAACCACTTATAGAAAGAAGTGTAAATTATTATTTCCAGGATAGAGAATTTTTAAATGGAAACATATGATGTTCAGTATACTACTCCAGCAGCAGTATCTGTAAATGTGTGGCCAGTAGAATATTTATTAAAATATTTTCCAGGGTCAGATGTTGTAGATCAACAATATATGCAGCAAAAGGAAGTAGACGAATACTCACTTTCATACTCTACAGTTCTTAATACTGGGTTTAGAGCAAAGTTTGCAATAGCAAACAATTCATCGCATATGGTATTTTTAAAACAAGACCCAACAGATTTGCTTCAGGGTATGTCAGTGTTAAATCTGTGGACCTTTGAGATTATAGCTCCATCAGATCCAGAAATTTTAGATAAAGTGATAGACTCAGCAAACATGTCTGAAACTGTACAGTTGGATTCAAACTGGATTCAGTCTAAAGAATCTGCAAATAAGCTTATAAACGCAATAGCAAGGGGAATAGACATATTCTCTAAAGATGTGTCTGTAGAAATTTTTGGCAATCCGCTAATCCAGGTTGGCGATGTAGTACAATTAAGTTATAACCTTGGCGGTCTAAACCAGCAAAAATATGTAGTTCATTCTGTATCTCATTCATTTGATAATGGTTTATCTACAAACTTGCTATTAAATATGATCGACAAAGGGGTATCATATTAGGCCGCCCCTAATGATATAATTATATATAAAGGAGAATAAATGTCTTACGTAAAAATATCAGACCCAGCCATTATTGACTTGGCGGGTATTCAGCAAATCATCAGTGTTGTAAACCAACATAGTGATTATCTTAATGTA